ACCATCTTCATCTAAAAATTCTGTTGCACCGTCCCCATCAACATCAGAGAAGTTTGGTGTGGGTCCTATCAATTGGTCAAACTGATTAAAAAAATTATCTATTTGTGTTTGTCTTGTTGTTTGCGTTGGTAGCAGCTCAAAAATATTTGTGTCTAATATCTCTCTGGCTTTTGTCTTATCAATTTTAAAAGAAGTTCTTGGTTTCAATAATTGTCCTAGATTCAAAACATCTGTGAAATTATTTCCTACTTTAGTAGCCATAACGACTTCGTAAAATTGGTTTGAACCATAATCAAATCTCACTTTATATTTTATCGGTAAAACCAAACCATCATCAGTAATTACTGGATCTTTTAACTCTTCCTCTAATAATGTGAACCTATCATCATAATCTGTAAGATTATTTTCAAACACATATTGACATATGTTTTCAAAAATACTACCTTGTAAATCTTTTCTTGCTTCAAGGGTGTTCCTATCTTTTTTAAAAAATACTAATGGTTCATCTTCGTTTCTGCCTAATTGCTTACGACCATCTCGTATTGTTGTTTGTATCGATAATATCTCGGCGTCGGTCAATGAATTTGATTTGAACCACAACTGATAAAACACATCACTTATTACCTCTCTCACCTGTTTCAAATTATCATAGCTAAATTTTTCGAAAATAACTTGATTTTGATTTATAGAATGAGATGTGCCTAGAGTTCCACCACCAATCATCAAAGTGTCATCAGACATTCTATGATATAAACCTATATATTGTTGGTCAGGAGAATTCTTAAAAAAAAGTCTGTCGTTTTCAGTTGCCTCTAAATTTACCTGTATTGTCACTATTTCAGTTTGTGTCTCAACTTCGTTAGGTATAATAATCTCGTCTGGTATCAACTCGTGTATTACACCTAACACACCAACTCCAATCATAGCAGTTCCGTCCTCATGAAGGTGATATGGTCCTACATATATTTGATTTGGGTTTGTCGCAAAAACCCACTGATTTGGTTCTGCGAATAAACCTATTTCAACAATTGGATTTTGATTTATCTCCTCATCTTCTTCTACTTCCGTGTCCTCACCTTGTTCCTCATTAGTGTTTATATTAGGTGGTGGATTATTGCCTACTATCTCCTCTTGATTTATGTAAAAGTTTAATTCGGCACCTACACTTAAATCCATGTTGACCATATTTGCTAAAGTTATGGTATTACCATTGATGCTTTGGATTACATTATTTATAGTTTGTCCTTGTTTTTCTAACAAAATATCAGTATTCGGTTGAACTGTTCCTATATCTCCATTAACACTTGTTATTAACCAGATTCTTGAATTGGGGGTGGGCATTTGAAATGTGCCATTTATATCACCCGTTAAAGTTACATTTTGGCTCGTAGTCGTTGTTGAAGCTGGAACACTATCTGTTGTTTGAGTAAAACCTTGCTGTGTGTTTGTTTGTTGAGTCTCAGTTGTCGTCCTACTCGGTGTATCAGAACTTTGTCTATGATAAGGCATATTAAGTCCTTAAAATAAATTCAAAATCATCATCATAAATTATTTCCTGACCATCATCGTGATTTACTTTTATTAATATTTTATAAGCACGGTTCGGTTCAAAAGCATTTAAATCTTGTTTGAAATAATTAGATGTTGAATCACAACTCATTGTGGTATAAGCACTGAAAGGAACCACATCCTCATTTGTCGCCATATCGATAATTGAATATGAACCTGAACCATGAGGTATAAAACTACCACTTATTGTATGAACTGAAGTAGAGAAACTTTTCTGTATATATCTTTTTCTAGCACCAAACCTAAATTTTATTATTTCTTTTTCTTTGTAAGCTTCTCTGAAATGTAATCTGTATAGGTAGTTCTCAGCATTGCCACTTACATCTAACGGCGTCAAACTACCAGTGTTCGAGCCTGTTGCTGGTATATGGTCATCCCACTTTAATTCAATCTTGGGAGAGTAAATTGTGTTTGTTTGTCTAGAGAAAAATTTTAAATCCTCAAAGCTACCCGTAGAGGTCTCTCTGCTACCAGATAATCTTAGTAACAAACCATAGTTTATATTTTCCCCTCTAAACCACTTTTTTGTCAACTCTGTGATGTCCATGTTAATATCTGGTGCTTCAGAGGAAAATGATTGAGTAACTTCATCGTTTGCTATATAGGTGCCACCTGGCGTTGTCCAACTAATCTCTGACGCACCCTCTTTGTTTTGTCTAAATTTCCAACTACAACCATCAGTTGTTTTTGGCACATCTAATTCCTTTCCTACTCCCTCATCCCATGATTCACTTAAAGGATAAGCAGCAATCGTATATTCTTCGCTCAAACCACTAGTGCCTTCAGTTTCGTAAAGTCTTAAATTTAATTTATAATCCAAAGGTAAGACCGATGAGCTGATATAATTTTTTATTTCGTCGGTATCAAACTGTAGAAGAATCCTAGTTGGAAAATCAAATGTCCTATCAAAGAAAACTTTTTTTAATTCAAGTATTTCGTCTTGGCCTGTGTTCTTATCTTTGAAATCATCACCTGTTATTTGGTCTGAACCACTATTGATGAATGTATCTTTTGTTATAAAAAAATATCTATGCATTATATCACTTTTCCGTATATATCTTTGTTTGGGTTTTTTAATTCAAAAACCGATGGTGTAATTGACGGTCTATATATACCATCATCGGTCAGAGCATTTTCAAAATTATATTGAAAATTATATTCTGAATCAGTTCCTACCTGAACACCGTCACCTCTGTAATAATATAGTTGTCTGCCTTCAGCATATCCATTTTCTCCACTCTTACCATCTTGAAATAAAATAAGTTCTTTAACTCCAATTACACCGTCCAAACCGAGTATGTTATATTGTAAATCATTGATATTGATTGACTGTCTAAACTGCATTTTTTCAGTTCTAAAAAAGTCTTTTATCACGTCGATAACATCTAATTTAACTTCCGTAGGATTGAATCTTCTATCGTAATTAACAACAAACCTAACCCCAAAATTAATTATGTAACCAGAGAAAACTTCATCAGGTGTATCTTCATCTTCATCTGTATTTAAACTAAATCCAAAATTTACAATATCATTAATCATCCTAAATTGATTAAGATATGTGGCGACATTTTGTAAAACTAGTTGTGGTGTTTGAACTAATTGTTTACTTTGATTATAGGACAATGTAGATACCATTAAAGTTCCACCATCCAATCTTTCCACATAGGCTTTCGCAATACTACCAAACTTTTGGGGTAGATTTTTTATTCTAGCAGTATAATCTTCTTTGGTCACACATCTAAGTTGTGAAGAAAAGAATGCACTGGCGTTGTTTTTTATTTCATCGACTGTTTGTCCATTAGTCCCCCCAACACTCGGCTCATCATTAGTGACAGTAATCGTTACACCTGCTGGGGTATTATTTATTTCAGTTAATTCACCTACATTGACATTACTATCACTACCCCCACCAACTCTGTATGTAAAGGTTAAAATTGTGTTCGACGGTGTCTCTCCTAGATTTAAATTATTACCAACTGTAGCATTTATAGCACCGGGTATATTAGACACATTTGTCTCATTGATAAACACTCCGGCTTGTTCAACTGGATCGACATTAGAGCCTGAGTTGTTAAATCTAAATAATCCATTTCCAAATTGTATCTTATAGGTTTGTGTATCATCATCAAAGTTAGTGGTAAATTTTTTATTTGTCTTTATATATTCCGCAACATAAGGGATAGGAATAGGAGAAACGTTCTCAGTAATTTGTCCTTGGTCATAAGATGTTGTTCTGTTGATATCTTCTGTATAATGTGTTTCCTTTAAAACTTTTTCTTGTGCTAAATAATCAACTTCATACCATCTCTGACCTGAAGAATCTAAACAGTTTAAAACTTCTATTACATCATCATCACCTAAATCTAATTCTAAAAATTTTGTTGGACTGGTAATTGTAAACGTTTTGGTTTTGGTTTTACCTGATACAGCTCTAACAAACCTAGTTAGTATATAGGACTCTGCTTCTCCGTTTTCATCTAACACTGGTGCACTTATATCAGGATCACCTGAACCACTAGCAGTAAAATCTATCTCCTCGGTGGTTTCAAATAAAACTTCAGAGTCGATGTTTGAAGCAATCTGTAAACTATCGTTAATAGGATGACCACTTGATAGACTACTGAATTGTGGGTCACCATTAGCATCAGCATCAATTTCAGTTGTTACTTTTAATCTTACAACCGAAGGGGTTTTATTAGGTGTTTTATACCCTAAAAACTCTGCTAATCTTCTAACGTTTCTTTTTTCGGTTGCTGTTGATAGTAGATTTTCTTTATAATTATAATCTATATAGTATGACAACACATCACCCACATAACTTGACAATTCAATTAACATCATACCTGGCGATGTCTCATTAAAATCTTTATACGTATTAGGAAAATAAGATTTTGTATATTCTATTAAATCATTTTTTATCGAGTTAAAATCCTTACTCGTATAATTTACATTTGTTGGTATTAATTTTTGTTTATTAGTATACGCCATTGCTCATAGCCTCCCCACCTACACCACTTTCTAGTCCTTGATTATCAGTAACATTGGTTAAACCACCACCTGTATCAAATGCTACGTCAACTCTTTCTATCATATTTGGCGTCCTTCTAATATTAAATACTATGCTAACATTTATTTGATTTGGATTTTTTGTGTTTAATTGTATATCCCTCAGTTCAACAAAAGGCAACCATTTTTGAAAGACATCTACAATGTTATTCTCTATTTGAATTCTAGTATCATCATTTAATTGTTCGAATAGTAATTCTCTTAAATTCATACCTAAATTGGGTTGAAACAACCTTTCACCTTGATTGGTTTGTAACAACAAACGAATATTATTCTTAATTGAATCAACGGTTGTCTTAGTTGTTTTAAAATACCCTTCACCGCCACCAACTCTAGCAAAAGGAAAGTCAATTCCCACAGACACTCTTGTATCGACATCTTCTATGAACTTATTTCTACTTCTATCTAATATTGCCATTACTATCCTAAGTTACTTACTTCATTAATTGGTAGAATAACTTTACTCGAAAGTGATTCAACATTTCCACCAGCTTTCAAATTATCCGTCGCACTACCATCTTCATCAATCTTTACCGTAACGCTTGGAACAGTTACCGAAATAGGTGGGACGGTATGGGGTGACGGAGGCCCAACCGTGACACCAGCCGCTGTGATACCAGAAATATTCATTTGACTGGCTTGCATTTTTGTTATTCTGAAAGTTTGTGATGTGATAAATTCAACTATCGCATCTTCAAGACTTTGTGCTAACTTATCAATCTTTTCAACTGCCTTATCTGAAAAATTAAAATTTTCACCTGGTTCGTCAGGCTGAATATTTTCAATTAATGCTTGGTATATGTTGCTCTTAAGACCCATTTTTAAATTTTGCCTTTTCGTCTACAGCTTTCATAACATCAGAGTAATCTTTATTCAACGCATTTGCTAAATGGTCGGGTAAAGCCTCGGTGTTATCCATTACCGATTGTGTTTGTGCTTCCTTCTCAATATTACGCCACTTACCATCTTGTAATGTCTCGTTCAATATATCATTCAAGACATTGTTACTTGACATACGCCTAACAGGTTGTTTTGGCTTCACCCTTTTACCACTTATATTAAAATTTGTCATGCCTGTTGCGGTAAGCTGTCTATCAATATCTTCAACTAACTTTACATCTTTATTGTTAACTAGCGCTTCATCTAACTTTTTTTCAAGTCGACTAAATTTATAATCTAACTCTTCTCTTATAATATCTCTTATTAATTTTTTAAATATATTAACCTTCATTTTGACTCCTGATATTAGTTTCAATGTAATGATGATGGCTCATAAATTCTGGTCCATCATTTTGTAATTCACCTTCTGTTTCTGTTCTTGGTTGTAGTTCAGTGATTAAATTTTGTATTCTTTGGAACATTGGTGAGGAGTTTTGATTTACAAAAGGTATTGGGACACCTTGGACTAATGCTCTAGAATCTTGTAATATATTCATAATTTCTAAAAGTAATACTCTTAATTGTTCACCTAGAACTAAAGGCTCAGACTTATTCTTTGCCGGCTCTCCTAAATAAATATTACGAGAATTAATAACTGAATTACCACTGTTGTTTAATGTGAAATTTTTTCTAGCACCAAAATTGATATTTCTATTCGATGATACTGTAAAATCACCACCTACCGTGCTCCTAGCATCAAATGTAATTTTATCCGATGTTATTATTATTTGATCGAAATCATTTTTACTATCAGTATCTTGTTCGAGACCATAATTATAATCAAATTTTTCTTCATCTAAATCATTACCCTTATTAAGTGGAAATGCGTTTGTTTCATTTTCTTCGATAGGTGTATCAATTGATAATAAGAAGTTGTTATCCGTTTGAAAGTTTTGTTGAATTGAACCGTTTGACAACATCGATATATTTGAACCATTAAATAATGTTTCACCACCAAGGTTATTATTTGCGATACTTACATTAGGAAAAATTGCTCTTGACCCCAACCTTATGGAATTTCCATGTCTGCCCTCTAACGTTAAATCCGAAAGTTTTGAAACATCATAATATTCTTCTTCAAAAAAATCTAATTGATTATTTTTTATCTTTTGTAATTTTTTAACACCCGATAGATATGGATAATCTCTACCATAACCAGTTTCATTTATTAGATTTAAATCAGTGCTGTTACGACTTTCTATCTGTTTATTATAAAAGTTCGCAGGACTTAACTGTGGGGTGTTCAGTGTATTTAAAGGACCTATGTAATATATTTTTTTTGATATTATTGTAAATAAAACTAAATCACCTCTGGTTATAGAATCACTTATTCCTCGGAGTAAAGGTCTGGCATTTAATTTACGTTGTATGGTAGGTAAGGTTGTTGAAAAAGGTTTTATTTCAATCATTTGAGATTGATTTTTTTCACTTGTCTGTTTAATAGCGTCATTGTCGCTTAAAAAAACCCTATTAACCAAAGCTAAATTAAAATTAATAGACTTATCTACTAAATCATCATAAATACGATTCGGCATTAATTCTCACCGTATCTTTGTCTAATTGATTCCATATCGACTACTTCATCTCTTTTTTTCTGTAAGTCATCTGCTACATTTTCAAGAGATTCCATAAGTTGTTGCTTTTCTTCATCTGATAAAAGAGAAAAATCCCCCTCATCAACAGGCTGTTTCGACATTATT